GCAGAATTAAAATTGTGATTATCAGACTCGGTTCCAATTTGGGCAGTGGGCAATTGGTCCACTTCCATTTCTTCTTCGTCAATGATGTTATAAAGCGGAAGAAAATTGGGACGAGTTGTGGGGGGAAGTTGCTCGACTATATCGCTCATCACAGCGTGGCGGGCGACAGCATATCCAGTGGTGGAATTCTGGTTCGCGTCGGGGATGCGAAAAGCGATGTTGTTTGCTGTGACGGGCACGGAAAAACAAAAATCAGGAGCGCCATTCATTTCCATAAGGATCTGAATGGTTGTGGGGCAATTCGGCGCAGCACGAAGTTGTTCATAAACGGAAACCTGAAGGTAACCGTTGGAACTATCGTTAATAAGACCAAGTGCAACTCCGTCAAGTTGATTACAGCGCCGGAAAGGTCGAGTGTGGGCGTACGGGACTGTGTAAGTAAAACCAGACGTGGAACGCAAATCAATGATGGAAGAATGAGAGTGATTGGGATCAAGCGCACCAGTCGCAGATGTGGCCCCTGGAATCCAGGAAACACGAAGACGACCAGAATGTAACTTGGTCTTAACCACCTTGAAGGTAAAAGTGATGCCCCCGCGCCAATAAGCAAAAGCGCGAGAAAGTGCGTAAAGATGGGTGGGGTTGCCTTGTTTAATCTGACGGTCAGTATCGACGTAAACAAGATCTGCGATGGCTGCAGTGGGGCTGACAGGGAAGGAAGCAATGACAGAACCAGCTAAGTCGGCAGTAGACCAATTGGCTTGTTTGACAAACTCAGGACGGGAGACGATATGTGCAATAGTCATCTCATCTTCCTGGGATCCAAACAGACCTGGTGGAGTATCCAACTCGGTGCCGACAGTAGAACCAAGATTGGTTCCATAATCGATCCCGTCAGTGTGTAAAAGATGGTTAACAAGGCGAGGTCTAGTAATGGTGTTAGGTGACTGATCGGTGGGTTTGGACCACCCAAAAAGTGCGGCAAATGGACCAGCAGCTTCAGCAAGGGTAGCGACCGCCTTGGAGGCGGAAGCTATAACTCCCGTGATGCTAGCTTCTTTAAGTTCATTGCCTATCTGGGCGGTAGGAAGTTCAGCGTCATTAGCTGTAAGCGGTCTGATATTATTAGCGGCCCTAAAAATAGTGGGGCCGGGGTCGACTGCTACAGGAGCGCGTGTGGGTATTGAAAGTTCTGGTTCGACCATAGAGGCAGTGAGCGTCCAAGAGACACCTTTGCCACTAATATCGTTGAGGTTACCGTATGATGACACGTACAAGGTCCCGAAAGAACCTTGACCGGTAACTAAGTTGTAGTAAGTGTGTGGAGAAATCATGTCCATAGTTAAAGAACATTCAGACTGCGTGGCGACATCAAGTTGTACATTTGGGCAACCACTATGTCCTGTTTTAGTAGAA